AAAGAGCCGAAGCTGAAAGCCCAGAACCTGGCCGTTCCGTCTCACGTCACTGGAAAGGCTCGGTGGTGCTGGCGCCGGCTGGTCAAGGTGATCGGCCCAATGCGGGTCATGACCAAGGCTGATGCGGTGGCCCTTGAAGAGGCGTCCTACGCTTACGCTGATCTGCTGCTGACCAGGGAGGTCCTGGAAGAGCACGGTTACACCTACGAATCCGAAACAGAAGATGGCCGGGTGCTCGTCCGGCGCCGGCCGGAGGTCGAGATTCACGGGGACGCCTGGAGACGGCTTGAAAAAATGATTACCCACTTTGGAATTTCACCCTCCTCAAGGACAAAGGTCTCGACGCTTGAGGATTCAAACAAGAAGAAGGATCCCTTCGAGCGGTTGTGAGCCACGTAGAATCGGGGATGAAATACGCCCGGGCCGTCGCGGCCGGAAAGGTACCGGCCTGTAAGTGGGCGAAGCTGGCGTGTGAAAGACAACTCAAGGACCTGAAGCGTAAGGACATCGTATGGGTTCCGGAAGAAGCGGAGAAAATCTGTAACTTCGTTTCCCTGATGCCTCACGTGAAAGGTCGGTGGGACAGCGAAACCATCCAGCTAGAACCCTGGCAGGAGTTCATCTACTCGACAGTCTTTGGGTGGTACACGAAAGACGGGACCAGGCGATTCAAAGCCGCCTACATTGAGTGCCCCCGGAAGAATGCCAAGTCGACCATGAGCGCGCCGGTGGGGCTCTACATGATGAGCGTCGACCGGGAGGAGGGCGCCGAGGTCTACTCGGCAGCGACTACCAGGGACCAGGCCAAGATCGTTTTCAGTGTCGCTAAACAGATGGCTCGGAAGCTGCCGTCTTTTACGAAGCGGTTCTCGATCGATGTGAATGCTCACAACCTATCGAGCATTCCGACCAACAGCAAATTCGAACCATTAAGTGCAGACGCGAATTCCCTGGACGGGCTGAATACACATTGCGCGATTGTAGACGAACTACACGCTCACAAGACCCGGCGCGTATATGACGTCATTGAAACCTCGACAGGGGCCCGCCTTCAGCCCCTGCTGTGGCTGATCACTACAGCCGGCTTTGACCGGTCCGGGATCTGTTTTGAGATTCACACCTATCTCAAGAAGATCCTCCAGGGCGTGCAGAAGGATGATTCCTTTTTTGGAATCATCTACTCGATCGACGAAAACGACGACTGGACCGATGAGAAGGTCTGGAAGAAAGCCAACCCCAACTGGGGCGTTAGTGTCCTTCCGGACGATGTAAGACGCCTGGCCAATAAGGCCAAGGTCATGAGTTCGGCCCAGAACAACTTCCTCACTAAAAGGCTGAACGTCTGGGTCAACGCCGACACAGCCTGGATGAATATGCAGAATTGGAACGCCTGCGCGGATCCACAGCTGGAACTCGATGAGTTTGAGGGTTCAACCTGCTGGATCGGACTCGATTTGGCTTCAAAGATCGACATTGCGGCGCTTGAGATTCTGATCCAGCGAGGAGAGGAGTATTTCCTCTTCGGCCGTTACTACCTGCCTGAAGAGGCTATTGAGCAGGGGGACAACGATTCTTACGCTGGTTGGGCGATAGACGGCCGGATCATCGTTACCGACGGGTCAGTCCTCGATTACTCGGTGATAGAGGAGGACCTCCAGGACCTAAAGAGCAGGTTTGAAATCAAAGAGGTTCTTTACGATCCCTTCCAGGCGACGCAGCTGGCGACCAGGATGGCGCTCGAAGGGTTTCCGATGGTTGAGGTTTCGCCGAACGTGAAGAACTTCTCAGAGGCGATGAAGGAACTTGAGAGCCTGGTCTATAGCAAAAAACTGACCCACGACGGCTGTCCAGTTATGACATGGATGGTCTCAAACGTGGTCTGTCACAGAGATAACAAAGACAACATCTACCCAAGAAAAGAACAGCCCCAGAACAAGATCGACGGAGTAGTGGCGGCGCTGATGTGCATCAACAGAGCTATTTCGACAGTCAACTCTCCATCGGTTTATGAAAAGAGAGGGGTCCTCACGATATGAACTGGTTTACAAAGTGGTTTCAGAAGCGGGCGGTAAAGTTCTCAGAAGGACTTAAAAAGTGGCTCGTTGAGGGCGCTGAGACTGGCTCCGGAATCTATGTCACGGACGACGCTGCTATCAAGATCGCAGCCGTCTGGGCCTGTGTTCGAGTTTTATCTGAAACAGTGGCCTCGATCCCTGTAATGGTCTATGAGCGAAAGGGGAACAATTCGCGAGAGGTGGCCAGGAATCATTCAGCCTACAGACTTCTCCATGATCGCCCCAATCTGGAGCAGACCAGCTTTGAATTCTTCGAGACCGGCCAGGGCCACCTGGCACTTCGCGGCAACACCTACGCCCAGAAAATCTATAGCGCCGGCCGAGTGGCTGAGTTGATTCCGCTTCACCCGGACAAGGTGAGCCTGGACCGGGATAGTAAAAACAGGATCGTCTACGAGCTCCAGACCGGCAACGGGACGAACAACAAGACCTTTCCGGCTAACCGGATCCTGCACGTCAAAGCATTTTCATCGAACGGGATCGAAGGTCTCTCGATTATATCCAACTTCCGGGAGACTCTCGGAGCTCAGATAGCCATGGAGCAGCACGGATCCAGGCTGTTTAGGAATGGAACCCACCTGGGGGGGATCCTTTCACATCCCGGGAGCTTGAGCGAGGGGGCCAGGACGAACCTTGAGACGTCTCTCAAAAACAAATTCGGAGGAATAGGTAATACCGGGAAAACGATGATTCTGGAAGAGGGCATGACCTTTGAAAAGATCGGCATGACCTCGGAGGACGCCCAGTTTATTGAATCACGAAAGTTTGGGATCAATGAAATTTCGAGGATTTTCAGGGTTCCGCCCCATATGATTTCCGACCTTGATCGGGCCACCTTTTCCAACATTGAACACATGAGCCTGAATTTCCTGATCTACACTATGATCCCCTGGATCAGGAGATGGGAGCAGGTCCTGAATTTTTCGATCATTCCACCAGAGGAGCTTGATCGATACTACATAGAGTTCAACCCCTCTGCCCTACTCCGGGGCGACCTCAAAACAAGGTACGACTCCTACGCCGTGGGCCGCCAGTGGGGTTGGCTGTCGGCCAACGATGTCCGACGGCTCGAGAACATGAATTCAATCGGCGAAGACGGCGACATCTACCTGGTGCCCACCAACATGTGGCCAGCCGACAAGGTAATCCTCCAGGGAAACAGCCAACCTGGAGCAAAGGAAGAGTGAAATGAAACGAAAAAACAAAGAGCAGGAGTTCGAAAAGAGAGTCTTTCCTCTCCAAAACCTCGAGATCAGGGAAGGCGAGGGAAAAGGAGAAGGCCCGAAAATTACCGGTTACGCCGCCGTTTTCAACGAGCTCTCGGAAGAAATGTGGGGCTTTCGGGAGATGATCGCTCCTGGAGCGTTCGACGACGTTCTCGAGGACGATGTCCGGGCGACCTACAACCACGATCCAAATTACGTCCTGGGCAGAAGCACGAAGGAGACTCTCAGGATCGAACAGGACGACAAGGGCCTCCGCGTTGAGATCGACCCTCCAGACACGGCCTGGGCTCGGGATCTCCTCGTGACAATGCGGCGGGGAGATGTAGACCAGATGAGCTTCGCCTTCCGGATCGACTTAGAAGACGGAGACAAGTGGGTCGCCGATGATGACGGAAATGTCATTCGGACAATTATGAAGTTGTCCGAGCTCAACGACGTCTCTGTGGTCACCTATCCAGCCTACCCCCAGACCACTGCAGAAGCGAGAGCGAGGTTTGACCAGGTCAAACCTGAAATCAGGGAGGATCCCGAAGAGCCGGAAGAACCTGAAGGCCTCGAGGATTACCTCGGGGATTTAGATAGAGATTTAGGGCTGAAGCGGATGAGACTAGATTCATTGGGGACCGCTTTAAAACAGTAAACCACCGCCGAAGAGAAACGGCGAATTATTCACCTTTAAGGCCAGCTTTCGAGCTGGCCTTTTTTATTGGAGGGAACAATGAATCCAGAAATCGCACGAATCCTGAGAGAGCAGGAAGAACTCTACCGGGACATGAAACAGATGAGGGAAGCGGCCGCTTCTGAAAAGCGGAAATTTTCCGCCGAAGAGGAAGAAAAGTGGGAGGAGTTAAACACCCGCTACGCCGACCTCGAGGAGGAAATGACCATCGAGCGGAAGCTCGAGGAGCGAAAAAACAAACTCTCTGAGTTTGACGACGACGACGCCGAAAGGCCGGAAGTCGAAGGAAGGGCCAGAACCCCCGAAACCATTCGCGGGACCAATGAATACGGAACCCGGTTCGCCGAGTATCTCCGCTCCGGTCCCCAGAACATGGATCCGGGAGAGCTTCGGGCGCTGCAGATGGACGCCGATGTCTCAGGAGGCTTCCTGGTAGCATCAGAGCAGTTCATCAACAAACTGATCCAGGAGGTTGACGACCAGGTTTGGCTGAGGACTCTTGCCACCAAGATCCCCTGCCCGAACTCCCACAGCCTCGGGATCCCTACCCTTGAAACCGACGCCAGCGCGGCTTCCTGGACCACCGAAGTGGCGTCTCCGACCGCCGACAGCACCATGGCTTTCGGCAAAAGGGAGCTGCACCCCAAACCGCTGGTCAAGCTGATCAAGGTCTCCGAGAAGCTTCTCAGAACCTCGATGCTGGACGTTGAAGGTCTAATCAAGGCCAGGATGGCGAACAAGTTCGCCGCCGCCCAGGAGAACGCATTCATGACCGGGACCGGGGACGGACAGCCGCTCGGAATCTTTGTTGCCTCAAGCAACGGGGTTTCGACAGACCGGGACGCCGGCGCAAGCAACAACGACGCCACGGCGCTGACCGCCGAAGGGTTGATCGACGCGCTCTACAACCTGAAGCCGCAGTACCTGAAAAACTCCACCTGGTTGTTCCATCGGGACGGAATGAAGCAGATCCGGAAGCTGAAGGATTCGACCTCCGGGCAGTTCATCTGGCAGCCGGGACTCGCCTCCGATAAACAGCCATCGATCCTGGACAGGCCGTACATCATCAGCGAGTACTGCCCGAACACCTTCACCGCTTCCAAGTACGTCGGAATGATCGCGGACTTCTCCTACTACTGGATCGCCGACGCTCTCGATATGAGGATCCAGCGACTGGTAGAGCTGTACGCGGCCACCAACCAGGTCGGCTTTATCGGCCGACTTGAGACCGATGCGCAGCCGGTCCTCGAGGAGGCTTTCTCGCGCTGCAAACTGGGCTCCTAGAGCCAGGAAGCTGGTTGACACCAGGGCCGGGTTTCTCCCGGCCCTTTTCTTTAGCACCAACAAATCTCTCAAGGAGATAGAAAATGAACTTATCCAAAAACGTCAAGGTAGTCCTGGCAAAGGCCGCCGCAGCAGCTGCGACCACTGCCGTGAACTCCGACATCATCGATACCGCGGGGTATGAGGGTGTGCTTTTTGTTGGGTCCATCGGGACCGCGAACGCTGGCAACTATGTCAAGCTGCAGCAGGGAGACAACTCAAGCCTCACTGACGGCGCTGATCTCGAAAACACCAAGGTTGTCCCTGGGGATGACGGTGATTCCTTTATGGTCGACCTCTACAGGCCGAAGGATCGGTATGTACGGGCGGTCGTGACCAGAGGCGCCTCGACCACTGTCGGCGACATCTACGCAATCCTCTACGGGGCCCACGCGAAACCAACCTCGCACGGCTCCACCATCGACTCCGAGACCCACGTCTCACCTGACGAAGGAACCGCTTAGTTCCCAACCTGGGAAACAAGTAGCCTGGTTCCCACAACGGGAACCGGGCCTTCCTTTTGATGTAACCGTGAATCAAGGAGTGATCGATGTTTATCAAGATGAAAACCTCTTCTGCCGGACCTGACGGGGTTCGTCCTGTCGGCTGGGAGGGAGAGGTTCCGGACAAGGAAGGCCGTGAGCTCGTGGCCGGCGAATTCGCTGTAGCCATAAAGCCAAGGTCTGAAACCGCAACGAAGAAACCGGCAACCCAGAAGGCGACGAAGCCAACTGGCGAAAAGAGGGTTAAGAAGTGATCCTGACTGATACTGAAATCAAGCAGTATCTTGGGCTCGATGCCGTTGATGACAAACTCAGCGCCATCGCCGGGTCAGTGGAGTCCTGGGTTAAAGCTGAAACCGGGCGTAAGTTCGAAGAAGCCGACTACACCCTGTACCCGGACATCTACCCAGGCCAGGACGAAATCATTCTTCCTGACTGCCCGGTCACAGCAGTGTCTACCTTCTCGGCCGTAATCGACCGGGACAGCGACGGCTCTGAAACCCTCGAGGCGTACAACGCCGGAGATTACTATCTCAACGAGGATCTCGGGATCCTCTCGATGCTGTGTGGGGCCTGGCTCCCCCCGGGCCGCCACACGGTAAAGATAGTCTGCACGGCCGGCTACACCGCCGAGCAGTTTACGGCCAATACTCTCGATGAGATCAGGATCCTGAAGTACCTACTCAAGACCATGCTCGCTCGCGAGTACGCTCTGGCCAAGGACGACAAGCGTCATGTGGCCTCGATTTCCTACGGAGACGAGTCGACCACTTACCGGTTTGCCCTGGACTCGACGCAGAAGTCGTTCCTGTACAAGCTGCAAAGGAAAGTCTTTTGAGCTCCGATCTCGACAAAGTGAAGAAACCGGAGATTGAGAAGGACCTGCAGGCCGCCTCGATCAAAGC